CCGGCAGATCGTGGGCAAATCAACTGGTGCGGCGAATGAACGCCGAAGACGAAGACAGGAGCATGAGCATGGACACTCTTGAGATTGAACGTCGCTTAATGGAGTTCGAGGACGAAGACGAGCTGGTAGTCGAGCCGCGGCAAAACGGCCAAGCCGCGATTGTCGGCTACGCAGCGGTCTACCACCGACTCAGCCTTGATCTCGGTGGATTCCGCGAAGAGATCTTGCCAGGTGCATTCGACCGCATTCTGAACCGCCAGCGTGGCAAAGCCGACGTGGTCGCTCTCTTCAACCACGACAGCAACATCGTGCTCGGCCGCACATCCAGCGGCACGCTCGAGCTAAGCAGCGACGACAAGGGGCTACGCTACGTGGTAACGCCACCAAACAGCCGCGACGACATCCTTGAGCTCATTCGTCGGCGTGACGTGCGTGGCAGCTCGTTTGCGTTTACCGTCGACAAGTCCGGCGAGCGATTCAGGCAGACCGACGAAGGCAAGACGATTCGCCAGATTCGTGAAGTCAAAGGTCTGTATGACGTTGGTCCAGTTCTGACTCCAGCGTATCCAGCGAGCTCGGCTACCGTTGCGATGCGGTCATATCAAGCATGGCTGGCAGAGCAGAAACAAGCGGAAGAGGTGGCTGTTCGTTCGGTGATGTCTGGCGTGGCTGCCGGCGTCGCAAGTCTACTGAGGCTCAAGCTGCATGGCTGATCGTCCACAGTGTAAGTGCGGGCATCGCATGGTAACTCGCTCCAGCCGCTCTATCGGTGCGGAGCAGCAGCGTTACATCCGCTGCCCCAAGTGTGGTGCTCGCGGTACGGTGTTTGTGAAAACAACACTTTCTGAAGTACGCATCTGCAAGAGGAGTAATAGCGCGTCCTAGTTTGGACCCTATCGCACACGCGGCATGCCGCCGCTGATAGGAGATTCGACATGGACAAGCTCAAGCAGCTGCAGGACGAGGCCGCCGAAGTGGCCAACCGCATCGACGCTGTTCGCGCGATGGAATGCGAGACCGATGGCGACATCGCTGCTCGTGACATGGATCTCACCGCACTGGTGAAGCAAGCCGATGAAATTTCGTCCAAGCTGGACTTCGAGCGGAAGGTCGCTGAGTCTGCCGGCAACCTTCGCAGCGTAGTTGACCGCTGCACTCCGGCACCGGAGCCGGTCGCCAAGGAAGAGCGTGCCGAGGTTCGCATCGAGCCAGTTCGCTACACCCGCAAGCTGCGAGCGTTCGACAGTGTCGAGGCCGCCTACCGCTGCGGTCAGTGGCTCGCAGGCACGTTTCTGGGCGACGAGAACGCCAAGCGTTGGTGCCTCGACCACGGCGTCGAAAGCCGTGCGATGGGCGAAAGCGTCATGTCGGCTGGTGGCCATGCCGTGCCAGAGGAAATGAGCGCGGCCATCATTAGAAATGTGGAAACATACGGGGTCGCGCCTTCTGCCATGCAGAGCGTGCCGATGAGCTCGGACACCCTGCTTGTGCCGAAGCGTCTCACTGGCGTGACCGGCTACTGGGTGGGCGAGAACTCGGAAATCACGACCAGTGATCCGACTGGTACGCAGGTGCAGTTGGTTGCCAAGAAGCTTGCATGCGGAACCCGCGTTGCCAACGAGCTGCTCGCTGACTCGATCGTGTCGGTGGCTGACTGGCTGGTGCAAGAGTTCTCGCTTGAGCTCGCCAAGAAGACCGACGAAGCGGCCTTCAACGGCGACGGCACGAGCACGTATGGCGGCATCCAGGGTATTACTACCAAGATCGACGATGGCACTCACACTGCCAGCGTTGTCGATGCCATCTCTGGCAACGACAGCTTTGAGGATCTTGATCTGGCGGATTTCAGCAAGGCCTTGGGTGCCCTGCCCCGCTACGCTCTTGGTGGTGCGGCTTGGTACATCTCGCCGGCTGGCTACCACGCCTCGATCGAGCGGCTGCAAATGGCTGGAGCTGGAAGCTCGGCCGATATCGCTGCCGGCGGTCTGCCTCGCTTCCTTGGTCTGCCAGTTGTGCAGACTCTGGTCATGGACAGCACCCTTGGCACCGACGCCGGCGTCGTGAAGGTGCTTGTCGGTGATGCCGCTCTCGCCGGCATCTACGGCATCCGAGACCAGGTGAACATCCGCAGCACGACTGACGAGTACGCTCGGTATGACCAGACCGCGTGGTACGCGACGATCCGCGTGGATTACAACTGGCACTCGCTCGGTGACACCAGCGACGCCGGCCCAATGGTTGCACTCAAGACCACCGCTTGATCATAGGAGAAAGCAAGCATGAACAGTTTCGAGATTTCTAAGAGCGCGACCAAGATCGGCACTGCCGACACGGCCACCAATGCGACGCATCAGCACAGCATTGACACGCTCGGCTTTGACTACGCCTCGATCGACGTGGTGTTTGAGCCGGTGGTTGCCGCCGGCACCAACTCGAGCGTCGCTGTGGCTCTGAAGCTGCAGGAAGGCGACACCACATCCAGTTACAGCGACATCACCGCTTTCGTCGGTGGTGGCAGCGGTGGATTTACGATTCCGACGCCAGCCGACACTGAAACCGCCAACGTCGTGCGGTTTGATGTCGATATGCGTGGTAGAAAGCGGTACCTGAATGTGTACGCTACGCCAAACGTGGCAAGCGTGGTCGCCAGTAACGCTCGGCTCGGCAAGCCAGAGGAAGGCCCGACGACCGCCAGCGGCAAGGGCGTTCTTGGTGCTGTCAGCAGCTAACTATTGACACTGCATCCACAATGTAAACAAGGACGACCGGGCACGGAGGCCCATCTCCGGCCCGGTCGTCTTGCATTGGAGGCTGCTGCATGATCGTCAAGGTTGGCGAATCGCGTGTTGATGTTCGAGTGGAAGCGGTAATGTCGGTGCCGCGGCTCGGCTTCATGGATAACTTTTTTACCTGGGCGCAAGCGTTGATGCCGCTTGGCATCCGGCCAACAAAGGTCACCGGTGCATTCTGGGGACAGTGCTTACAGCGTGTGCTCGAGCAGTTTGCAGACGATTGCGAGTACATCCTCACGATCGACTACGACACGTTCTTTTGCCAAGCAGACGTGGAGCACCTTCTCGCGATGGCAATGACGTTTCAGTGTGATGCCATCACTGGACTGCAGACCAAACGCGAAGACGGGCGGCCGATGATGACAATGCTCGACACGCTCGACAATCCGCCAGAAGACGCAAAAGTCTCTGTGCCTCGTGAGTGGTTCAACGCACCAGTGCAGCAAGTGGACACTGCACACTTCGGCTGCACGTTTATTTCAACGGCAGCACTTAAGCGGATGCCGAAACCCTGGTTTCAAGGTCTGCCCAACGACCAGGGCGAATGGGGCGACGGCCGAATCGACGACGATATCTTCTTTTGGCGTCAGTTTAAGAAAGCCGGCAATCGGCTGTATGTCACACCTCGCGTGATTCTTGGCCACGGTGAGTACATGGTCACCTGGCCGGGAGACAAGCTGGCAACACCGGTGCACCAGCATGCTACGGACTACTGCGTGAACCTTAAGCCACCGGAGGGAGTCTGGAGGGTAGACCCATGACAAATGTAGAGTTCGTGAAGAGCTTTCGCGCGTACCGCAGAGGGCAGACAGCACAGCTCGGAGATGGTGAGGCGAATCTGCTGATTGCGCGTGGCATTGCCGTGCCGCAGCAGCAGCTGCCGCTGCTTGAGACCGCGACAGCACAGCCAGAGGCACGGACAGCCACGGTCAGACGCAGGAGACGCAAGAAGAGTGAGATACCGCAGCCTCACGACTGAGACCGCACCGGCCGTCGAGCCGGTCAGCGTCAGCGAAGCCAAGCAGCATCTGCGTGTGGACATCGACGACGACGATACCTACATCGGCTCGCTGATCACCGCGGCTCGCAAGTACGCCGAGGAGTACCTCGATCGTGCTCTGGTCTCGCAGCAGCTCACGATGCGGATGGATACCTTCCCATACGAGTTCGAGCTGCCGCGGCCGCCGATGGCCACGAGCGGCACCCTGACGGCCACCACCGTCACTTATGCTCTCGATCCTGGCAGTGCCAGCACCGCGACGCCGGCGACCACCACGCTCTCAACTTCGAGTTACCGTGTCGACCGCGATGACACGCCGGCGAAGATTCGCACCGTCTACAACGGCACCTGGCCGAGCCATCTAACTGATCCGAATGCCGTCACTGTGACCTGGTGGGCCGGCTACGGCTC